TTCAAATATTAAACCTTCTCTATTGACATTATCTAAAGATGTTGATATTCCAACTTCAAATCCACTTACTCCACTAAAACCACGAAGACAACCTGTAAAAGTAGTGGTTGTTTTAGCAGTATAAGTTATAATTTCACTACCAATCTTTAAAAGACCGTAGGTATCTGGGAATCCTTTTGTTGATGCAACAGTAATAGTTGTATCTGAGGTGGAAACAGCAGAAGATAATGTAGTAGTTCCATAAACAACCTCTGGAACTAAGTTATCGACCTTTAAATATTGATCTAAATTATCAATTAAATCAGTTGCACCGCCTTGAAATTCCTGTGAGAGATAATATTGCTTAAAAAGCTCAACCGCATTTGGAAATTCCGACCTTATAAACTCAGGTAACTGGCTTTCAACAATTTTGTTGACTTGAACTCTCTTATCAATACCTATGCTCATTTATTTTCTCTCTAGGTCTCCGTTTGAGTAACTTGATGTGTAATAATCTCTTGTAAATACAACTCCTGAAACATCTTCCCCAGAAGCAATTACATCCTTAATCATATTTATCTTACTATTTGAAACATCAAAATTGAGGTACAAATCCTTCAATCCTACTACATCATTTGAATCTGGAAACGCTTGAATCTCTATGAGATTATTTGCTGCTACCGTTGAAGTAATATTTAGAGTATTTAAAATAATTTCACCTTTATGATAATCAACAGTTCCTGCTGATTTAGCAACAACTTTCAATTCTTCATTCCGATTTTTTGCAATTACACTCAAAACACCTTTTCCACTTCCATCTAGGCTACCATCTGCCTTCTTATTTGGAACATCTGTAATGAATACCGTATCATTTGTTCCATTAATAGTAAATCCAGTACTCTTTATATTAAATCCTGCAGAATTTATATAAAACCTGTTACCAAAACATAGTTCATATTGTGCAAATTGATTGAGAAGTACCTTCATGTCTCTTCTAATCTTCAATTTTGTAATGTTAGAGGTAATAGCACTATCAACTCTGTCAATTAATTGAAGTATCTTACTGTACTTAAATCTTCCACCAAACTTATTAATGTCTACAGTATTAGAATATTCTCTTAGAGAATTCAAAACTTTTGTTTGCAATGAATTAGCATTAGAAACTTGACTAGTATTAAAATAGACTGTTGAATCAATTTCAACATATAGTATCTTAAGATCTATAATTTCTGAGTTAATTCCAGCGATTGCATAATTTTTTAACTTACTTTTAATTTGTTGCTTATCAAAATCCGAAACATATGTTCCATTTTTTGGTTTAATACTAATTTGAACTTTACCAAATTGTGGTGGATTTAATTCTTCACCACCAATAACAGCAACAGATTCTGTTCTAGGATAGATTGATGCTATTATTGCTTCATAATCTCTAGGTGTAACCGCCCTGTATTGTGATGAATATAATCTAGGTGCAAAATACTTAATGGAACTAATATCTTCCATGTCAGAACCATTTGTTGCCCCATTAACGGTAGTTATTGTTATTCCAGCATCAGGTATAAGTGTAGTCGGAGTTAACTCAGTATTTGGATCATTAGTTGTAAATACGCCCTGAAAACTAAATTCGGAAGCTCCATTACTTTCTGCACCATCAGTAATAATATACCTTACTGTTATGACTGAATTATTTTCTAATTTTTTACCAAAATACCCATCACCAAACAATACTTCATATTTTTCATCCTGTACTTCTTGTATAAAGAAGACTTCTGAGTTTTTATTAATGTTTAAGATATTGTCAATCATCATATATTCTCTACCAATACTTGTATCTGCAGGTCCAGAAACAAATACTTTAATTGAAGAAGCATCAATATTTGGATTGCTCAACAAAAATCGCTGATCAACATCATTAGTTGCTAAAAATTGTGCTGATAATGCAGTTCCTTGTAATACTTCAATAGGAGAGTCTGCAGTTCCAAATGATGCAACACCATTTACGATTGAAGCATGTGCAGGTTCAGTGATTGAAAATCTATATGTAGTGTTATTTGCGTTTCCTACGCACACTAAACCTGGTTTTAAGTATACTATTGGTTCAGTTGAACTAGTTTGCACATCAAAGTAAATTGATGCCCTTGCAGAGGATTTTGAACGGGGTACATAACCAATATTTCTTGCTAAAGAAACAACATTCTCTCTTATCTGTGCAGAATCTAAGAAAGATTCATTTGCAACTAAGTTTGCATTAAAGGCATTAATATAGGTATTATATGCTAAAGTATCAATTAATATTGAAAAGTTAGAACCTTCAAAGTCAAAATCACTGAAAGTACTATTTGCACGAAGATAATCTTTTATCTGTGCTTTGATTTGTTCAAAATCTAAACTTGTAAATTGAGTAAATGGCATATTATTATCTTGTTGGTTCTAATAGAAAGGAGAATTCTTGTGTTGGAACTGGTAAACCTATAATTTCAAAGATTACAGTAACGTTAAATGCATTCTGATCATAATACGGATCAATTTGAACCTCTAATTCATTAACCCTTGGTTCATATCGTCCTATAGTTTCAACAATCTGATCTTCTATAACAGTAGTTATAGTTGGATAAAAGTTTTCAAATAGACTTGCACGTATATCAGTACCAAGATCTGACCTAAAAAATCGTTCTGTAGGGATTGTTTCTACTAAATTACGCACAGATCTAACAATTGCACGTTCATTCTTCAAGACAGGTAGATCTTTCGTCACAGGGTGTGGTTTAAAAGCAAAACTTATGTCTTTGAATGATTGCGATGTGCGTTGGACTGCCATCTAAATGGTATATTTAGTATTATCTCTCTTATTTATACCTATTTTTCCGAATTACTTTATTTTGGAGTAGAATTAGGATATTCTTCTACCCATGACGTTAAAATATACTTATTTCCCCCCATTGGTGGGTTTCCTCGATGTAAATGAGTCCAAAAAGCAGGAAAAATTACGAATTTACCTGCTTGTGGCTTAATTCTAAGTGATTGATGAAGGAATTCTGTCTCTCCACCTTCAAAATCATCGTTCAAATATAGTAGAGTAACCAATTGTCTAAAGGATAGGTCTCCACCTTGATCAGAATGCCATGCATGAAACCCCTGACTAGGTTTTGTTCTTTGTAATTTGCATATTTTATGTTCCATTCTCCTAATTTTAAGGCATTCATACTCTTCAAAGTATGAACCTATTGCTATAGTTGATATTTTTTGATAACTTCGATACACCGAAGAAGTTGCTCCAGTGGTGTAATCACTTACATGTGGATAATATCCTCCACCAATGATTTCATTTAAGAATATTTGAGTATCTTTTGTGTCTAATGTGTTTCTAGGTATGTAAATACCCGATGTATCCATAGATTCAAAATAATCAATAAGAAGACCCAGATTTAATTCATCTGGGTCAAATAAAAATTCTGAAATGAAATGGTCATGATGCTTAAACCCTAATAATTTAGGCATTTCATCATTCATTTTCCTTGTCCCCTAGTCCTCTTTTTTGCTTTATTGCGAGATGTAGAAGCATACTTTGTATGTTTACCGTTGCCTTGACGAGTCTTTTTTGGTACTGCTTCTACAAATACATTACCATTGATACCAGTTCTTGTTGCCATAATTAATTAGTTTTAATCTCAGTTCTTAAATCTTTTGGGTTGTGAGAACCATTATCATACCATTCATATGCAAGGTCCTCCATAGCGTTAAAGTATTCATCTTGGGTGAGATCTTCATAAAGAAGTTTATCACCCTCAAAGATACTATATAACTCTTTGCTTTTCATGACCAACACGAATACGAGGATCACACCAGATATCAAAACCTGCTTCTTTTGCATCTAAGCAGAATGAAACATCTTCTCCACACATATCTTGAACCTCACCTGATTCAAATACCTGCATCTTAGGAGCAAACCAAGGATACTTGATCTCTTCATGTTCAAATACACCATTCTTGATGAGTGTCCATCCAAAACCAGTATAATCAACCGTGAAAGGCTTCTTTCTTTTCGAGATGCTTTCTATGGTTTCGTGATTCATCACTCCACCATTAGAACGGAAATCATCTTCTTCCATCCAGTGTGCAACAGAAGTAGTCTTACCATCTTCAGTGCAATACCAACCAGCAGCAATGTCCTGATCCATAAGAACCAATTGCCAGAACTTCTCTGTATTAAACACAATATCACTATCAATCCATAGTTGATAATCATACTGTAATTGTCCATCCCAAGGTTTCTGATCAGGTCCACGCAATACATTTGCACCTAAGCACTTGCATCGTGCAAAGTTAACCATCGATGAGTAATCCTGTGATATCTGAATACTTGCACCATTTTGAACTAGATCAAAGCATAGTTGAACAAAGCTCTTTAAAAATGCATATGATACACCTCTACCTGGTAAACAGAATACAACTGTTTTACCTTTGACTAACTCCTTTGCTTTATCATAATCGAACTCAGGTTCTTTCTTAACAACAGGAGATTTTGCTTTGACTGTAAATCCCTTTTTTGCCATAATAATTTGTAATTACATTCATATTATACCTCAATCTACTTATAACGTCAATCTACTTCTTGTTGGTTTCATTTGGTCGAGAATACCGAACTGAGACATACACCATCTACCAAGACCTTGATGTTGATATTCTTTTTCAAGTTCTACTGGATTTACAGAATGCCCTATATGACCAGGAAAGGCAATACATCGATTATGTTTACATTCAATTGTAATATCATAATCATTAAAATATAAATCACCACCACTAAATCTCTTTGGTTCTTGATAAAACCACGTTAGTACTGTAAGTATTGTATTGTCAAAATGAGACTTATAATGGTCTTCATTCTCATAATAGGAGATTAATGTATTTGATGAATTAATTCTCAGGTTATTGTAATACCAATTATCAGTCTTAATGTCACTAATCATTGAAAAAGACTTTGGATTAATTGTTAATATACTTGAATATCGATTCTCAGTATAAATTTCTTCTAGATAAACTCCTTGATTCTGTTTTGTATAATTCTTGTTCTCATCCATTGCACTACCACTCTCTTCTGGACCTTGCAACTTATCAGATAAACAAGCAAGTTCTAGACAGATCTTAGATAATTCACATTCATTATATAAATCATCTATTACAATATAAGGAAAAGGTTGTTCAATCAACATACTTAATTAAATTCAATCGGTCATGACCACCAAAAGGTATCTTAGGAAAACTATTAAATGATATACTAATACGATTTTTCTTTGATTTATTCACAGGCACACTATGAGATAGTTTACTTGAGAATATTAATAGATTACCTGGTATTGAAACTAAATCACAACTACTACACATATAAGGATTAAACTCTTCATTTGGTTCCACATGATCAAGATCATTATCTAAGATATAATGAAAGTTTCGTAAGTTACTATGAAACTTAATTGGTGAACCATCATTTGGTTCTGAAGCAACATAGAATACACCACTTAGGAAACTATTACTATGAAAATGAGCAGGATGTTCCATACCAGGTTCATTAATATTCACCCACGATTGTTGCATATCAATTTGATGATCAATACCACAGACCTCTTTTGTATAATTAGTAATCGCTTCTTGGCAAAAAGTTTTTAAATCCGAGAGGGGTTCGTCATTTAGAATATACTTACTGACTGATTTGAAGTTACAATCATTCTCATTTGAATAATCTATATCTTTAATATAATCATAAACTTCCTGCATTTTTTCTCGATCATATTCATATGCCATTACAGGTGCTAAGGCAAATGTATCAATTTTAGTTCCTTCCATATTAAAAATAATTGATTGCTATTAAGATACGAGACTTTGCGTCCGTGCAAGTCGAGCTACAGTGCGGACGTGATCCATTATGTATAGTGCATTTATTTCTCTCTGACATTGATTTAAACTGATGCTTAAAAGGACTATCCTTAGTATCATCTCTAAAGAACTCTAAGTTCTCCAAGTCTTGAGAGGCACGAATCTCACAGTCCTCGTCTGCCATCAGTGTATATCCATTATTCGTATTAAGATAAAGTAATGCTGCTTTGTGTGAATACTGAAAATCTACGTGAGGAGCGTGTATGATTTGCTTTCCTTGATTCACGTACATTATCACTCTGGTTCTTAATAATGCTCGAACGCCTAATGCATTATAAACACCTTGCAGTTCATTGTGAAAATTACTCTGAGCATCATTCTGTTCAAATACTGGATGTATAAAATAAAACCCATCCTGATCATCATTTCCCTTAAACGCTACATTCTCTTGAAATGACCACTGAAAATGATTACAAGGTTCCTTAATAATATTATAGAGATGCTTAAAGTATTCTTCATCTAAGAAATCTCTATGTTCTTCATATAATATAGGTTTCATCTATATGTCACACTGATTAACATTCTTTCTTTTGTATTTGTAGGTGTTGAGCTACTGTGTAATATTGAACCATCAAAAACCAATAACCTATTTTTTACACTATCAACCCTTTCACCTGTTTCAAATTCAGTAAATCCATCATTCGTATTCATATAGAGTAATGCAGTATTACAAGGTTCTTCATAATCAATATGTCTATCATGTATAATCTGTTTTCCTTGATTTACATATAGTAAACATCTTGCACGGTTTAAAAAACTAATGTTTAATAAATCAAAAAATTGTTTGAATTCATTATAGAAAGGACTCTCAATATCATAGTTGCGAAATAAACTGTGAACAAAGTAATAATGATCTATACTTGTATCACCAGATGTAACTCCAACGTTTCTCTGAAATAACCAAGTAAATCTATAGGGGCAATTTATAAGTTTATACAGTACGTTGAAATAACCTTCATCTAAAAAATTATCAATAACTTGCATCTTGTAGTAAATCTTTTTGATCCTCTGTATACTCTATCTCTTCATACTCTATCTCATCCTTATAGTATGATTTGTATATCCTATCCCATATGATTTTAAACTCATAATCATCTAGGTCTTTGAAGAGAACTTCTCCTCTCAAGTATATGTGATAGGTGCTACTCATTATGCTTCCTCAATAAAAATTAAACTCTTATCTGTTTTAAATTTAAGTTCAGTATCTTCAAACCATCCTTGATCATTTACTATCCATTCAGGTATTCTAACAAAATATTCACCAGTTACTGTATCAACTTCTATAGCATATGTTTCTTCTGTGGAATTTTTTTGCATTATGATCGAATTTGTCTTTGCCATTATATATCAATTGCGAATGTTTTGCAAGTAGCATCTACTGATGAACCCTATGGGGGCATTTTTATATGAGAAAAAAAATTTGAATCCTCTTGGAAACGTGTTTGGGTTTTAGAGTTCTCTCGCTTCCGTAACACTTTGTAGGTTAGGGTAGTTAGTGGTTTTTAAACGGGGGGCGGACGGGGGCGAACCCCTGCCAAATCACGAACGAATGCCCCCTTACTGATCAGGTGGCACTGCCTCCCCTGATCATCGCTCTGCGATCTCTCTTATACTGTAACTTCGCACGGGCGATCACACCCTCTAAGTCTTCTACCATACACTTACCCAACCCCTTCGCTGGTGTGAATGTGCCGCCTCTACCTGATGAAACTCTGGTGAGTGTGCCTCTTAGGTTTGTATCTGAAGCACGAACCGAACCGATTGCCTTTGCCATAACGAACCTTTGTGTGTATGTTAATAGTATAATGGAAAACCCCCCACGAATGGAGGGTTAGTGGACAGTTTATCTACTGTCCGTTAGTGTAAGAACCCATTAGGCACTTACCGTAATATACTTCAGCGAACCCATACTCTTCGGATAACCCAAGGCATAAACCCCAACACTCATCAAGTGTTTTTTTGATTGTATTCTCAAAGGGAGCAGAGGGGCATACCACTGTGTATGGGAAATCAGGATTGAAAGCGGTTTGATTAAAATTGTTCATATACTTATTATACACATAGAAAACCCCCTTTTGGGGGTT